TAATCAAGAATCTTGCCGTAAAATGAGATTGCCTGATTGATTAGACCTTGACGTGCTATCTCAAATAAAGACTCAGTTACTTTGCTTTTGTTGATAATAACATAATCGGCAACAGGTTTATCACTTTTAGTTTTTAAATACACCTTGTGTAACGACAGCACTGCCTTAGATTCCCCAAAATAATCAAGTTCTTCGCTGACTGTGCCAATAATGGCTTTAAAGTGTTTATAATTGTTTTTAATAGATTTGATTGGATTTACACTCATATCACCTCCTTAATTATTATTTGAATTTTTAAATTGCAATTTGTCCAGTATTTCAAGACACGATATCTGCTCAAAGCCTTTTGTAGTTCTATTCTCTAGGTCATATGCCTTTAGCTCCTGTTCTCCAAATATCTTAGTTTTTCTTGGAGCTTCCTCCTTGGGAATATTAGCTTTTATGCAGAAATTATCATTGCCGGTTTTGACGGCATCCCGCATCTCGTACTTCAGACACTTGCCGAAATACGCCATAAACTGTGCTTTCGAGCAAAAGCTGTTATCTCGTCTTTTTGACATTGAAAGAAGTATTTCGTTCATTGCATTTAGGCTAAAGTCTCGCCCTGAAAGGGTTTGTAATTTGCTTCCATCATCCTTAGTTAACGGGTAATGGTGCTTTAGGTCTTGCGGCTCTTTATACTGGTTAAAACGATAAATTCTTGCTCTGCGTTCGGCATTAGTCGGTTTTTTCCGCTCGTTAGATACTCGTTTTTTGAATCTTATAGTTTCAATTTGAGGAGTTTTAACTTCTGGCGATTGTATTTTCAGTAGGTGACAATTTGTAGTCGACTGACTATTTTCAGAATTTTGTAAAAAATTAGATTCCAGATCTATATCTTCAATATTATTATTTTCATATATATAGAGAGAATCGTTTTGTCGGGACATAAAAGTCTCGACAGAATTTTCTACAGAAGCAGTATTTCCAAGGTTATGCTCCTTATGAGCGAACTCATAACTATAACGATATTTTTTACCATCAATAGTAATAGAATTATGATAGGTAATATTTAATATATCCTCTAATTCCTCAATAATTCTTACATTCTGTCTTCTTTCAACGAATGTAAAAGTAGAAATATATTTGTGATTTAGGAGTACTCTTTCCCCTTTAATTAGTTTTCCCATAACTGCACTAAGTAATTTATTGGCGGGGCTACTAAGAAAAAAAGATTTTTGACGTACTGGCTTAACCTTTTTATTAGCTCTATTTATCTTATCCCAAGGTAAATAATGTTTACGATAACGATCTTTTTTTTCCTTAAATGAGTAGAGTTTGCATAGCTGGTCTGGGTACGATTCCGTTTCTATTTTTAATTTTGTCATGTTCCTTAAAAATTGTTAGTAATTAAAATTTTTAAAAAAAAACACTTGACTATTAGGTAATATTATCCTATTCTCACAACTGGTAAAAGTTCATGAGTTTTTGGTGTTTCTCTTTAAAAAATGCCGCTTCCACTCTATTAAAAAATTCAGTTACATATTGTTCTTACCCCCTCCATATAGATTTTGAATCTTGAAAATTGTGTTACAATCATTAAATAACTTATTTTATAAGTCAATAAAAACTTACTACTTCATTGACTATTTATGAAAAATACATAAATTATGATAGTTAAACAAGCAAAAGAAAAAACGATGTTAGTAAAAGCAATAGAAAACTCAGATATTTTACCATCAGGTCAAAAAAGAGTGTTAAGTATTATCGCTAACTCTGATTATCCCGTTACTGCAAAACAAATAGAAAAAGTTATGGGTTTTAAAAAGCAGACAGTTAATTTTACTCTTAAAAATTTATTATCTCGTAATTTTGTAGAAAGGAAAAAAGATGGTATATATGTTTATGCTATTAATGAAGATAGAGCTATAGAATTAATAGAAAGATATAAAGAAGGTTTGCTTAATAAAAAAAACTGACTTTTTATACAAAAAACATTTGACTTTATTATTTTTCCCCTCTATACTCATCTCATAAGGCAATAAAAAAACGCCTTAAGTTACTAGCTTAAGACGTTTTAAGAACCTTATATGTCGTAAGAATTTTTTTGTTTTCTAGACCTAATAATTCTTACTTTCAATAACCCAAATTGAGAAGAAGGTATATATGCAAAATATCTCAACCCTACCTTTATGTCAAGGTGGAAAAAATCACGACAAAATCACTAGTCAAAACAGCTATGGTATAATTGATAAAAGATATCAGTTGTTAGAATCTACCATGCCGAGTTTAGAAGATACATGCGTTGCCAAGGCTAAGGAAGCTTTGAGGCAAATGTTGATCTCACCAAAGGAAGCTTTACAAGTTCTAAAAAATTTAGAATCCAAGAAGGAGGCTATAAGAATTTTTGAAGAAAGAAACCAATCCAAAGAAAATCTAGAAAAAATAATAGATCGGCTGCCTGCTAATATCACGGATAAGCCTAAGTTTCATGAGGTCAAAAGTGAACCTGTAGAATTATCAGCATCTAGCAAAGAAACGTTTGCTAGAATTGGCGAGCGAGCAAGAGAAGCCTTTATAGAGGAGCAGATTGAGAGAGCTATGTTTTATAACATTCCCTATAAAAGTTATGGCGATAATTACTACCAATTAATGGTTGATATTGATAAATACGAGTATTTACTCGAGAAAGCAAACGACTATTGTATAGATTGGGATAGTAGCGAATATGATCTTGTGGCTTTAGAGCAGGCAATAGAAGAAGCCGAGCATAATGCTTACATACATGATCAAAGCTTGCGCTCTTATTATTTACAATCAAGGGGGGTAGAGGTTTAAGATGTCAGTAATAAAAGATCGTTTTATTCCGAAAGAAGAGTTTATGAGGTTGCTATTTACTAAAATTGATGGTGTAGATACGCACGAATTGTCGATGTGGCTTAAGTCTCAAACCAATAATGAATGGGTAGTAGTTCCAAAAACTTTTTGTGATTTATTGTTACAATTTATTGAGGGATTTAATAAATATAATTTTCTTGTAATTGAAAAAGAAACATTAGAAACATTTGAGAATTTAAAAAAATATTTATAGGAATACATTAAACTATTAATACAGAAAGTTATAAATAAAGAAATAATGGTAATTATATGAACGTAGATATGGAAAACCTATTTTACAACGAATGGAAAAGTAGGCAAGACGTAAAAAGACGGGAAGATAGCTATAAAGAACATGTTGAAAAAAATCCAAATGCTCGTTTATTAGATGAACTTTTAAATAAGTTAAAATTTGATTTATTAAATAAATAACTAAAGAATTACATAAATAAAGAACTAAAGAATTATTTATATGAACAAACAACAATGGTTAAGAGAGCGTAAGAGTTATATAGGTGGGAGTGATCTAGGTGCTATAGCAGGACTTAATCCATACCGCACGGCTCTTGACGTATACTTAGATAAAACCAGCGATGATATTAGAGAGGAAACTAATGCCGCAATGAGGTGGGGGAATCTCTTAGAGGATGTTGTCGCTAAGGAGTATGCACAAGTTACTGGCTACGATGTGGAAGTAGAGCCAAATACAATATATCACCCAAAATACAAGTTTTTAGGAGCTAATATTGATAGATGGGTAAACAATGGAACGCATATTTTAGAATGTAAAACAGCTGGCTTTAATAAGGGCAAAGAATGGGGCGACTCAGGCACTGACCAAATCCCTGAGTCATATCTGGTACAAGTTGCTTATTATGCTGCTATCTGTGACGTTCCAAAAGTTGATATAGCAGTACTCATCGGCGGTCAAGATTTTAGGATTTATACTTATAACAGAAATAAGGAGCTAGAGGAAAAGCTAATTAAGATAGCCTGTAACTTCTGGCATAACCATATAGAAAAAAGGATACCGCCTAAATGTGTGAGTACTAGGGATACATTTAACTTATTCCCACAAAGTAATTATCAAGAAATTGTAGCGGAAGATAACATTATGGAAAAATGGGAAGAGCTTAAGGAGGCTAGAGAAGAAGAAAGTAAGATAGCCGACACTATTGAAAAGTTAAAAGTTGAAATTCAAGAGTTTATGCAGGATTATGACGTGCTAATAGACATTCAGGGGAATGTAATAGCTACGTGGAAGAATACTGCTCCAAGGTCGCTTGTTAACGTCAATAAACTAAAGGAAATGTTTAAGGACGCATACGAACAATGTCTAAACACGGGTAAGCAATCAAGAATGTTTTTAATTAAGTAGGTAGAAAATGAGTAATATAGCAGTAAAAACAACGTTATTAACACCGAGTAATTTAAAAGAAGCTATGGAGTATGCTACGATTATAGCAAATAGCGCTATGGTGCCAAAAACTTATCAGGGTAAAGCAGCAGATATTCTGGTTGCCGTACAGATGGGAGCTGAACTTGGGTTAAAGCCTATACAGGCTTTGCAGAGTATAGCGGTTGTTAACGGCAAACCCTCCGTGTATGGCGACGCATTACTTGCTCTTGTACAGGCACATTCGTCATTTGAAGATATCAAGGAGTGGTATGATGAGAAAACAAATACAGTTTTTTGCACAGTAAAACGTAAGAACCAAACTGAGCATACTGTAAGATTTAGCATAGAAGATGCTAAAAAGGCTGGTTTATGGGGTAAGACTGGTCCTTGGACTCAGTATCCGAAAAGAATGATGCAGATGAGAGCTAGAGGTTTTGCTCTTAGAGATAAGTTTGCAGATGCTTTAGGAGGCTTGATAACAGTTGAAGAGGCACAAGACTATCAGGTAGTAGATATGCCAGAAAAGAACGTAACACATGTGACAAAAACTGATATGCTAAGCAACAAACTCGATCACGTTGTACTAGAGGAGGAAGAAGTAGTAAATACTGAACCAAGCGAAACTTTAGCCAAATTCATAGAACTTATTAAATTCGATGACGTTGTACTAGAGGAGGAAGAAGTAACAAGGCAAGAACCAAGCGAAACACTTTTAAAGTTGCTAGAACTTATTAAATTGCATAACATATCAAGCGAGATAATAAACAAGTGGTGTAGTAAAGCTGGTGTTGAGAGTATTGCTGATTTAGAGGAAGAAAAGCAACTGGCTTGTATAGAGTATATTAACAAGCAATATAATTATTCGCAAAGCATAGTAGAGGCAGCGTAAGTTTAGAAAATACACCTAGATTTGCTTATTAAAATATGTTAACGTGAACACACGATCAATTACTCATTTTTTTTCTGTTTTTAGGGGCTAAGCTTTTTAGCTCCTTTTTTCTTTTTACGAAAAAACAAGGATTAAGATTGTTTCTGCTATAATAAAAATAAAGCTTTTATTTTTGTTATAGACTAGAGGCAAAAATGCAAAATTACGATCCATATTTAAATACCTACAACTACCCTTATAATAATTCCGATCCTTATAACCTAGTTTCTAATGGCGACAATCAAATGCCTGATTCTCGTTATGAAGATGGAGGTTATGGTGATCCAAATATGTCTTACAGTAATGCTTATGATAATACAGGAGTGCAGTATTCTTTTAAAGAAGGAGGGTCTGTCGGTGATGATGACTTACCGAAGCTTGCCGATCTTATCCGAAGACACGGCAGAAACGGCGATACCGAGCTTGCTCATATTAATCCTATTGAAGCTCACATATTAAAAAGTTTAGGAGGAAGTGGTACTATAAATCCTGCTACCGGGCTTCGTGAGTACAGTTTTTGGAAAAAGCCTTTTAAAGCAATAAAAAGTGTAATAGGAGGTGGAGCTGGGGCAATTATCGGTAACATGATTGCGCCTGGAATAGGAGGTATTATAGGAGGGGCTATCGGTCAAGGAGCTCAGCACGCAGCAAGAGGTAAAAGCGCACTCGGCGGAGCTTTAAAAGGAGCAGGTATGGGCGCAGCTCTTCCATCTATGGCATCAGGGCTTGGATGGGGAGCAAGTAAGCTCGGAGCTACAGCTCTTGGTTCTAGTCTTAGTAATTATGGTACTACTAATGCAATATTACCTGCCTTAGGTCTTGGGACTTCTGGCGGTAGTAGCGGATTATTTGGGCTTGGAGGAAGTAATCCTTATGTAAGTGGTGGACTTAGCGCTGCAACTGCACTTTCTTCAGGTATGGGCAGAGGACAAGGTCAAGGTTTAGGTGTCAGTAGCGGGGATTATACCGAGAACTATTATAATTACATGCTTGATAGACAGAAAAAACAAGGCAATATGGGTTTTACCGATAAATTACAAGACTATCTAACACAACCAGGGAATTTACTAACGCTTGGTACTACTGCCGCTCAATATTTAGGTAGAGAAAAACCAAAAAGTCCAGAGAAAATAGCAGAGGAAGAAAGAAGATATCGCAACGCTAGTCGTAAGACGATTGCTGAAGTTGAAGCTGATGAAGCTCTGGAAACCGCACGTGCCGATTTACAAAAAAAGCGGAAAAACAAGCAGTTAGATGAAGATATAAAGAACATGGGTTCTGTTCGCAGGCGCGTTGTATCACCTGAGGAATTTGCAAGAACCGGTCGCTGGATTGAGTATACAGATGATGATGGTAAGCCTATTAAAATGAAAGGCGGCTATCCGCCGGCATAAGAGAGGAGGAAAAGTAAATCTTCCGCCACGAGTAAAGTCTTTAGAGAGTTATTTAAGAGGATAATATGAAAACACAAAACTTAAATGACCTCCGAGAGCAGGCGCTTAGCTTAATTAATCGTGATATAGGGCGAATGGTAAGTAACGGGGCGCCCGTATACAGGGGAAAGACTAGTGTTCCAATGTCTTCTTTAACGCAGAAGAAACGAACGCTTGAAGAGCAGTTTAATAACGCTCCCGCTCCTTATTCTGTAGAAGCAAACAGTGTTTTAAGTAGAACTCCGCAGGGTTTTAATGAGGGGCAAAAGACCTCTTTACTAGATATACTCTCATCAGGTCAAAGAGGAGTGGGTAATACCGGATGGAGGATGATGGGAAAACAGTTTGGAGATAGAACCGGTAGTAGACAAACCGGGTTTTATAATAAGTTTGACAAGAACCTGAATAAGGGGCTTGATTTATCCCGTGTTGGTATAGATGCTTTAAGTAACGATGCGAAAGGGATAGAGTCTGAATTTAATCAAGGACTTGGAAATAGTTTAAATGCACTTGGTAACGCAGAAAAAGCAAAGAGAGCGGGACTGAACTCTATGCTGGGACAATTTGGCAATCAGCAGCATATATATTCACATCTAGCAAATTCAGCAGATAAGAATAGGTTTTATGAAGAATTAAACGCCCCAAAACAAAAGATGAAGGCTTTGTACAATATAGTAAATAGCGGTGGTAATCCTGATAACATGGGGCCTTATGGTGAGGCAGCAGCAGTTAAAGTGCTTGAAAAAGGGCTAAATCTTTATAATAGCCCTACTCCTACTTATAGTGGCCAGCAACTAGCTAATGTACCAGAAGATTTATCGGTATCACATCGCCTGCTAGGGGATTTAAGTCATGATTATAATGATTCCTCAAGGGAAGAAAGAGATAAGCTTTATGGCTCGTTAATGGGGCGAGAGAATATTGGCTCACGTAGTATTAACGATTTACCTACAATTTATGATCCACAAGCAGATAAGCTTGATGCTGATACAAAACGTCTTTTAAAAGCAGAGAAAGCAAGAATCAGTATGGATCATGAGCGAAAAGGTACTTATGGATCGCAATCACATTTATCGCAAACCGAGGATGCTATTAATAGAATCGCTAAAAGCCGTTTTGGCAATAGAAATAATCTGTTGCAGGATGTACTTAGGGGAAGAATGAGCAGTTTAAATAAAAGCGACATGAATGATTTAAACCAGTTAAATAGTTTAGGTCAGCAAGGATTGTCCGAATATCAGGACGTACTTGGCAAGATTAGCGGAATGAACCAGCTTGGAGTGGATAAATGGCTAAATACGCAAGATGAGTTAAACCAGAGGCGGGAGCGATTTGAAGAAGAGAGAAATCAGGAATGGCCGCAAGGGTCAGGAAGTGATATTGTAAAATACAATGTAAGCCCAGAAATCAGTAGTATTTTTGCTAATCCGGGTGTCAGTAGTACCCCCTCTGTTTATACGCCGTCTTTAAGGCCAAATATTCATGCTTTGGCACAATATGCGCAAACTGTACCGGTAAGTCATAGTGAAACGGAGCTTGAGAGTAATTTAAATCAGGATATGGGAGGTATCAAGAATTATACTGATTTTGAGAATACTAAGCGACAAAAAATGAGAGAAGAAGAGGAAAGACGAGAAGAGCAGGAAAGGCAGATGGTTTTAAAAATAGCTGAAGAAAACAGGATAAAGCAATTGCAGGAGCAGGAAAGGGCAAAGCAGGCAGAAATATTCAGAAAACAAATTCAAAGAGAGCAGCATGAAAAAAATGAAGTTTCAAGATTACAGCAGGAAAAACAAGCATGGTTTAATACTCTTGTAGCTAATATGGATGCTGCCATAAATCAAGGTGCTAGTGATCCGAGAAAAGGATGGCAGTATGAATGGAACAGGCATTTTTCAGTTTCGCCTAGCGAAATCATAAATAACCCAAAATATAGTGCAATACAAGATATAAAAAGACGTTGGGGAGGATTAGTACAACCTGCATATAATTTTACTCCTAGACCATTTGTGGAATAATTTTATATTTATTTAAAGATATTTTATTATGGAAGACGAAATATTAAATCGCATGCAAGCTTTGCCGGAAAGAAGAAATCCTTTTGATGAAGGGATAGCAAAAGCAATTAGCAGCTCAAGAAGCAATTTAGGGATGAATAGGGATCAGGAGCATAGAGCGATAAATAATGCGTTACTTGCTCTTGGTAATGGTTTAGCAAAGGAGCCTATCCAGCGTGGATTTAAAAACAATTTAGGAGTTATAGGGAGGGCGATGAATCCGGCACTCTCGGCTTATAATACTAGCGAGGATACAGCTATTGCCGAAAATGAGCGTTTGGCTAATCAAATATTGCAGCAACAAAGAGCTGAGCAGGCTTTAGCCGATAAAAGAGAAGAAAATGCTTGGAATCGTAAATTCAAGGAGAGGGCATTGGAGGAGACTAAGAGACATCATAATAATTTATTGGATAACTTCAAAAGAGAAAAAGGGGGCAGCAAAAGTTTACCAGATAATATTAAGAAAAGTGAAAAAGATCAGGAGAAACAAGAAGCTTTGGACGAGTTGAAAGGAATGCTGACTCATGCAGAAAATACAGTTACAAACCTCGGTTCTGAAGGGGAGCGATCTTTGCTCGCAAAAAACTTCAGGTCAAAATTCAGTAATCAGGAATATAGTCCGGATCAGGCAAAAATTTGGGCAATAGGTGAGGTATTACGCGGAAAATTGAATAAAGCTTTTAAATATACGAATCAGGAGGAATTTAAACATATACCGACGATATCGCCTGATAATGATATGGCAACGAATATAAACGTTATTAACGATTTAAGAGCTATGCTTGGTATAAGTGCTGATGAAGGAGTTAAGAATAGTAATAATGGCGATAGGGTTTTAATGGTTGATCCGGAAACCGGCGAAAAGGATTACGTCCCAAGAAACAGGGTAGAGGAAGCTATAAATATTGATGGCCTGCAGGTGGTAGATGAGTAAATTTGATAAATATAGAACCGGTAGTAAGTTTGATAAATACCGGAGTCCTAAAGCTGTAGCAAAAGAACCCCCACAATCTTTTCTTGATAGGGCTTCACAATTCGGTAAAGGAGTATTATCAGGTTTTATGAGAAGCGGGTTAATGGAGGGAGCGGATCAATTCGGGGCAGGTGTTATGG